CCGTTCTGTCGTTTTGAGGCTTGATAGTTTATTCATCTGCTTGTTTTAGAATGCATCAGAATCGACTTCTCAACACTAACTATTTGTAAGCACTAACTAAATGTTAGTGGCTAGGGGTCGTGGTCGTAGACGTAGTGCTAGAACCAGATTGAAGCACATAACCACCAAAAACTTCGGAATACATATGTCCTTTATCAAAAGCTGGATCAAGGTCCGAATACAACTTGTAGGGCGCACCACCAAAAACATCAGTCGTCAAAGCTGTATACGTCAAAGTGTCATCAGCATATTGACTTGCGTTTGTGTCCGATTGCAGATTGGCACCGGCTTCACTCAAGATGCCATCGCCAAATCCGTAGTAAACGAAGTGTAATCGGTCTAATGTCTGCGTCGTGATTAACAGCGCAACGTGAGCCTGAATGCCTTGGTCTACATAGCCGCCTTTTTGGTCATCAATCATGCCTTTGATCTGCTGTTTAACTTGGAAATTCAAATTATTAATGTCGAGAGACACGGACGGTTCAGCTTGAGGAACATCGACGGCTTGAACTCGGTTAAATCCATACTTCTTGACTGGTGTACCACTCAACCCCGTGATATTGGCAGTCTTGCCCCCTAAATCCGCTCTACCAACGATATACAGTCCATCTTGGCCTAAACCTTCACCTGTACCAGTTATTAATTTTTGCTTTTGGTCTACCAAACCAAAAGCAATACCATAAAGTCCTACAGTTGCCATTTAATCGTCTCCTAAAATTTTTGTTCTTGAAAAATAAAATGTGTTAAAAAGCTGACCTGAAATTGGGTCCAACATTCTTTGCCTAACCGCTGCAACCTGCCAATTCTGATGGACAAACGCCTTCATCATGCTGACTTCAATGTCTTCGGGGTCAGTTTCAAGCCCCACAGAGTACCAAATCTGAACCTCAACCTCTTGACTAAGTGACCAAAAGTCATTATTACCAAAACTTGATGGATTATTGGCAACATCAGTAACTAACACAACAGTTTTATCTTTGCTGTCTATCTCTTCTTGCGGCAGGTTGTTGCCTTCGATTGCGTCAATTCCAGGGATATTTGCTTGGTTTAGGATAGATACAGCGTCATCAACTGCACTCAATGACCATCGCCGCCGTTCAACTTGGCGATAATCTTGTTGTATTCAGCTTGTTCAGCCGCAAACACATCATCTTTTGCATCATCTCTGGCATCGTCCACGAAATGGTCACCGTGTAGCTTTTTAGTGCCATCATTCAAGAATCTCGCCACGAAAGCCTTATCGCCAAATCCAGTGGTTGATTTCCCGTTGTGTTCACCATCAATATCACCAGCAGCGGCCTTAATGTCATCACTCAGATGCCCATAAGCACCACCGTCACCCTTAGTATCCGGATGTTTTTCTTTGGTGGCTTCTTGCAACTTGTCAGCCAGCACATCGGCGCCAGCTTTTGTTATTTTTTCCTGGTCTTTTATGCTCAGTTGTGCTGCCTTAGACACCTGTTTAAGCCATTGGTCAAGTGCTTCACTCATATCCATTGCTATGCCCCCTGCGTTATTTTAACAAGAGTTAGATAGTCGTATCGAACGATGTTGTTTGAATCGTCTGGACTGACATCTGCAACGTCGTAAACAACACCATCAATTCTGGCTTGTTGCTGATTAACATTTCTGTCATCGTGTCTTGTGATAATTACCAGGCTATTGTCCAATCGGGTCCCAACCAATAGATATTGCTGGGTTAAAGTTCTCTTTTGCTGTTTGTAATGCAAGGTGTAAGCGGGAACAAAGGTTGAAACATTCAAACCGGCTCCCGTGCGATGTGATTTTGGTCCACCAAGCTCGACAGTCCTGCTGAAATCACTTGGGATAAAACTAATTGCCATCAGCGTCACCACTTTGTTGATTTACTTGTGGACTAGCCTGAAGGTGCGTCAACATCATGAGCAACCCATTTGGCATGCCATTTGACAGTGTTCGATCATAGTATTGAGCTGTTGCAAGCGTTTTAATTGCTGGAATGGTCAACTTGTCATCGAATGAAGCGTCTGACGAACGATTAACTACTTCCTGTGCTGTAGTCACCAGTGTTCTGATGGTTGACAGTTCCGATTGGTCAAGATTTAACTCTGAAAGCAGGTCATCAGCAATCGTATTTGTGTCAATGTCTGTTGAATCTGCCATCTCATCACTCCCATCCGCAATGCCGCCGGCGCTGGCCTATTGTTTATTTCCGTGGCGACCGTTGCTTAATTACTTAATTACTTGCTCGGAGTGGTAGATGCTGTAGGCTTAAATGTCACGAACTTGCCAGCAGCAACGTCAGCAGGTTCAAAATCAGCACGAACAGCAACTCCCAAAATGTTTTCAAACTGTTCGTTTCGGGTCCATTGCAGTGTCACATCAGCACGAACGGCTTCAAGGACAAAGCTGTGAACCGATCCAACGAATGCCTTTGAATCTCCAGCATTACCAAGTACATCATCGGAAACTACATACAACGTGGTGCCCAAGAACGTCTTGCCGGTAGGTGCTGAGATAGAATCCTCTAACAAGTATCTGCCGTTCAAATCCTTAACCTTGTCCAATGCCGCAAACATAGATTCGCTTAATACCCAAACCTTATCTGTGTAATTGGTCATACCAACGTTGTAGGCATCTTTCAAATCGTCCACCGAAGAAGCAGAAACAGCTTGGGCAGTTTGTAACACCTTACCAATCTCGTGTTGTTCAGTCTGGTTCGTCACGTCATTTACATAGCCAGCAAGCAAATCAGTAATCTCTGGATAATCTTGTGCCATTTCCATACTGATAGGCAATTGACCACGATATGTCTTCACGTCGTAATTAACTGGAGAAATTACAGCATTTGCAATTTCAGGATTCTGTGCCAGCTCGGCAGCAGTAGCTAACTGTGCAGATGCCTTTGCCATGATGGGTAACTTACCGACAGGCGCTGAAACAGCTACCTTGTTCACCAGTGAGGATAATTGAGTTGAATCAGAGGGTTGTTTAGTCAAATCCAAAATCTGTGTTGGAATTACAGCGGCACCAGCGGTAGAATCGAAACCAGCACTGTCTCTCTTAATTTCACCAGTCTTCAAAAATTCCTTAAAATCACGAACTTGTTCGTCTTCAACTTTATCTGATGTTAAATTCTTTGCCATGTTTTTTGCTCCATCTCTTTTATTTTCTTGTGGTTCAACATTTTGTTCTGTGGTCTGTTCTGCTGGCTTTTTCTCATCCAAAACAACATTGCTGCCATCATCTGGATCGTCATCGTCTTGAGTTGGTACTTGCTGAGCCGCCAATTGTTGACTGAGTGACTGAATAGCTTGTTGCAGCGTAGCAATCATCGAGACCAAATCACCAGACGTTGGTTGAGTAGTTGTACCATCATCAGCAGGTGCAGCAGGTGTAGGTGCTTGCGCTGGTGTTACTGGTGTAGATACCGGTGTTGCATCTCGTTTTTCTTCTGCTGGCTGGTCAATAACAACTTGGGTATTGACCTGTGCCTGTAAATCTGCTAATTGCTTCTTAAACTTTTCCAGCGACCGCATCTGTTCGTCTCTGTTTTCTGTTTCTTCTTTTTCTTCTGGCTTTGTTTCTGCCATATTTTCAACTTCTTTCTTGCTTGATAAAAATTGATCTAAATCTCGTTGGACTTGAACGCTTGTTTGCACATAGGCTGGGATTGGCGTCAATGAAAGCTCAAAGACTTGATTGATTTGATTAATTGTATGGATTGTGTTGCCTTGTGAATCAACTGACCAACTGTCTCCATCAGGCGAAATGGTGAATCCAAAGCTCATGCCCTTGATATTGCCATTTTGTATGTTTGTAAATGTGTCATGTCCCAACTGTGTGTCTGGCAATGTCGCATTGAAATGTAAACCGTCGCTCTGAACACTGGTTGTAAGCGTTCCACTGTCTGCACGAGCCAAAATGGAGCTAAAATCATGACTGTAAAGCAGTAAAACGCCGCTCAAATCAACGCCATTTATGGCATTTGGGGTGATAAATTCAGTAAAATCGCCTTTAATTGATGGTTGGTTAAAAACTGTTGCGACCCCTGAAATAGCCATATTTTGCCCATTTTCGGCCGGATTGTTGCTATTTTCGTCTGATAAGCCTGTTTCAGCCCTGATTTTTACGTTGAATGTTCGTATATCTTCATTTTCCACTAAATCACACCTCGTTTCTGTAGCATTTGCTGTGCCATGAGTGGAGTAATGGCTGGTGTTGTGCCTGAAAGCAGCTTCTGAATCTGCGAAATTAACAGGTCATTGTCTGCGTCAACTGCTTGGCTTTCGTCGATACTCACTGGAACACCAAATTTGGCTGTCATTTCTGATTCTAGAGGCTTTACATAACGTCTCAAAGTGTTGCTATAAAGCGATTTGGTCATGTCCAGCGAGCTTTGTTGATCGCCCGTGCCATTCAGATATGAATCTGGGACACCGAAAACCTTACCAATCTGCGTTTTGCTCCAGTCATTACTGGTAAGAAACTTGCTCACATCGCTGTTGATCGCCAAACTTTGAACGTCGTACAACTGATCCAAAACAATTGGACGGCCAACATTATCACCAGTGTTAGCACTTTCAAATGCCTTGCGAGTTTGCTCTTTTTCCTCTGGGCTTAGTGCACCCTCGGCGACTTTAATCACAGTGCTAGGGTTAATGGCATTTTTGATGGTTGCTAAGGTCAACTTGTTTGCATAATCCTGAATGTTGACTTGGCTTGCTATCGATTCCAACGGACTAACGCCAATGTACTGTTGACCATTGCTGCCGCTGGCAAGCAATCGAAAATGAAGCATGTCATCTGAAGAGTAGTTGACTGTACCACGTTC